CCGACACTAGTGGTCAAGTATACAAAGATTGGATTAAAAAGGGCGGAACATATCGTTCAGATAAAAAAGGAACCGAATACGAAGCGTTGGACAGTGAATTGGTATCTTATCTGAATGATTCGGCAGGAACAATTCAATCCTCGTATGGTAAGTTGGCAGAAACAATGGGATTAAGTGCCGGAGCAATTGTTGGATTTACTAAGTCATATAAGATTTCATTGGAAGGATTATCTGGTCCAGAACAACAAAAGAAGATTGCCGAATTCGTACAAAAATATGCGGACGATGCAATTAAATCGTCCTACGGTAACGTTTCTAAATTTGCACTCGAAGGAGAAAAAACAACCGATACTTTTGTCAGAATGGCATCCGCTACAGAGAATGTTGCATATTGGTTTGATGCATTAGGATACACTGCAGAAAAAACTAATGATATGTTTAACAAGATGGCAGAGAACGACGGATTGTTCTCTGCTGGCAACGGCATGTTCAACTTCAATTTTGAAGATACCCCTTTCTATAAAAATATGATCTCGCAAATTGGCGGCGAGGCGGGGGCTTCTGCCCTAGACTATGAATTTGCTGGGGGTAGGGGTGGACCGAATGGTTACGGGATCGATATATATTCCCTTATGAATGCCAGAGCGATGGCCGCTGCAGCCAGCGCCGGTGCCACCCCAGTTGAACCCACAGAAGAACAAAAGAAACTGGCTATTGCAGGAGCAAAAGCTAATTTTGTTGAGATGTTGGGTGGACAACAAATGTTCGGCAAAACGATGCAAGGATATTTTTCCACGTTCTACTCAAAAGAAGAACAGGCCGAGTTTATGGCTCGGCAAGCCACAATTCAAGCAAAAGCTGCTTTGGATGCTGTGGAAGCAGAACTTGAGAGTTTGTCGGATCAGTTCTCCGAAATTGATCCTAATGTTGCCGAAAGTCTTGATAACATTAAATCGCAAAAAGAGGTTGATGAGGCGAAAGAGAATTACAGAAAGGCGATTGAATCTGCCATGGAATCTGGGGATATGGCATTAGCTGCAGAACTTCTTAAGAGTTCTGAGGTGTTTATGCAAGCAGCAAACTTACAGTTGCAAGCTGCAGAAATGAATGGTAACGCAACTAAAGAACAGGTAGACTTATTTTCTGATATGTCAGAGTTTGGATCTGGTGGTGGTGGCGTCGCTCAGATGAAAGATACTCGCACACTCAACGAAATAGAAGAGACTGCGCTCGGCCAGATTGTTGGTGGTGGTTTGACCAGCAACAATGTGTCGGCTGGAGAATTTGATACCAATGTGGGTTCTGGGGTAGCGGCGTTGGCCGCCGAAGGTGTGGTTGAAGTTATGAACAATAATTCTGGAACTGGTAGCGCCGACAATCTAGTGGTTGGGGGAACTGCTGTAGAAAATCAGAATGTAATAAGTTCAAACCCAGCTATCATCGGCAGCAACAACATGACTAGTAATGATGTTATCAACAACGTCAATATAGCTAATGTTGGTGTTAGGGATTTCAACCCTATGCTCGCGGTTAACGTTAGGGGAATCACTATGGGTCATATCGGAATAGGTTCTATGTAGACAAAAAAAGGGGGCTTATCGCCCCCTTTGTGTTTGGTTATTCGATTATGCTTCTGCAAGCTTTTCGAAGTAGGTTAGCCCATCATCATCATTATCTTCAGCCCAAGGGTCTTCAGATTTTGTTTCTGCTTTAGGCTCTTCCACAACCGGTTGGGGTGTTGGAGCAGCGGCAGGCTGACTATAAGTACGTTCTTCATCTCGATCAAGAACAAACATCAATCGCGTTTTCAACTCATCATAAGTCTTAAAGTTTTCAGCACTAATGAATTCGGTTAAACCGTGTTCCAATGACCAGATTCGCTCTAAATCATCATCTGCTTCAGAAGCGGGTGCTGGAGTATCGAATTCTGATTTGTCGTAGTTTCTGTAGCCTTCTACATTACGAATCTTCAATTTAAAGTTTGCACCTTCCCATAAATCAAAAGGATTTACTGGAGTCTCATCTTCAAACTCTGGATTCATCATATCATTCAACTTGTCAAAGATTTTTTTACCAAACTTAAACAACTTGACTTCACCTTCGTTTTCAGGATTTGACGGATCCTTCACAACATAGATGTTTGCAATGTATTGCAATCGTCGTTTCTGTTTACGTGCGGTCTCTTTACCTTCATCGGTACCATCATTCCATAACTGAGAGTTTAGTTCAGATACAGGATCTTTTTGGTTGATTGTAGTTAGAGAGTTCTCAATGTACCACTTGCCAGTAGGACCTTGGAATCCGTGAGAAAAGGTTTGCACCCACGGCATGTCTTCCCCAGCGGGAGCGGGTAAGAATCGGATAACAGCATAACCGTTACCAGACTTGTCCACTACGGGGCGCCAGAAACGTGTGTCCTCGTAAGACTTCTTTTCTGGTCCTTCATTGAGTTTATTTACTTCAGTTGTGAGTTTCTGAAGATCTTTGTTACGTTGTCGCTTAAGTTCTGCAAAGTTTGTAGCCATGTTTTGTTGCCTCGTATGTTTTGTTTTAGTTTGTTTTATTTCGTTTTATCCACTTCATTCATAATATACCACTATTTATAAACCCATTACAGATTTAATAATAGATTTGCACTTCGAAGTATCAATATCCATAAATGGACGATACTTCTTGCACATCCTGCTGACCTCGTTGTATAACGGATCATTTATTATAGTATCATACTTTTTCATAAATGTCAAGAGTTCATTTAAAATTATTAATGTTTCGAGACTAATTTCTTTCTGGAAATATTTCTTTATTATTACTGGATGTTCTCCAGATTTTACAGCAAACATTTCGTCCAGATCTTTTGGCACTAACCCATTAAAGAACTCTATTTCTTCTTTGAAAGCGTATGATAATGACTCGCGTTTTCGTTTCCAGTCTTTATATGTAACTTCTCCCTTATCACTTAATAATTCACCTACCCAAATATTGGGATTTTCTATTAGGTTTGCCACTAAAAAGTCTTCTACGGTATCACCCTTCTTGGCAAGTCGGAAAAAGAAGTATTTGTCCGATCTCTTATCCAGAGATTTTGATGATACGTTGGATTTCTTTTGATACTTAAAATAGTCGTAGCTGTCGGAGGTGAAATGGTTTTTCAGTGCGACATACGTACTATATGCACATAAAGGGTCCAATATCAATCTCCTATGGGTAGTTTTGCGCCTTTGGATTCTACCATCCGCTGACTAATAGCTTCCTTTTCTAACTTAGATTTCATTTGCGCGGTAACTAATGCTGCGGCAGTTTCGATTTCAACATTATTTTTTTCGCAGTACAATACGATAGCGTCTATCATAGTAATAGGCGATTTCTCTCTTACGATTGCAGAAATCTTACTCTCAAAATCTTTTTGACTAAGAATTTTTAGTTTACTTTTTGAGATTTTTTCGTTATCTTTTGTCATAGCTCTCGGCAAATGTTTGTATAACTTTAGCATATTATTCTACGCCTTCGGATGGTTCCGAGTCTGTCTCAGACTCGACTTTCTTTTCGTCATATTCTTTCTGCATTTGTCGCAGAGCAGTTACAACTTGACCTCGCATTTCGTTGGCCGCTTCTTCGATGCAAATTTGTGCTTGCTCACTTTTACGTAGTTTAGAAAACTCTTCCGTTGGATTTGCACGTCTTTGTCTTAATAACTCTTTCGCGCGAGAAGCAATTATCTGTCGACTCTTCCTGTTGAATCCGCTTTGGTGAAGATCTGGTTGAGCAGGTTGAGTTTGATCGACCGGATTTTCTGCACGTAAAGTTAAAATTTTTGACGCAAATTCTCTTGAAGTTCTGGGCAAACTTGCGTATAATCTTTTACCTTCTGAGGTAGAATTTCCTGCTTTTCGCAACAGTTTAGATTTTTTCCCGTTCATAGTGTAACCCTTTGTTTGATGATGTGCATATTATATCACCATCAGGGTGTATTGTCAAGTTTTCTATACATTTACTGCATTTAGTGTCAGACTCGTACAGTCTTCTTATCAAGTCATCTTTATTGGGATAGTCGCTTTCTTTGATATTCCGACAAACACAAATGACCATTTACAATTACTTTTCGGTTTTTAAAAGTGTCCACATGCCGTAGGCTAAACCTGCATATGCTGCTAACTTTGCAATACCGCCGAAGAGTATAATACTACCACAGATGGCAATTAATGTCAAACCGTCAAAAGAAGTCCGTTCTTGCATAAGTTTTGTTAAATATTTCATGGTACAATCCTCTTACCGTTGAGATCAAATTGATCGCGGTCACGATGCCCGTTCCACGCTACGAAACCAGCAAGACGGAGCGACCAATATGCGAGATAGTTCAGTACTTTGAAACCGTTGACTTCAATACAGATGTCACGGAACAATTCGTCTGCCATCTTTTGATCTAAGTTCCATTCTAACATCTGTTCTTTCTTAGTTCCTGATGTTTTTAATCCTGCATACTTGTAAGCATAGTCGTGTACCAACCCACCCATCAACAACACACCCACGGGTGATAAGAACGTTGCGAGAAACTTAGGCACTGATGCACCATCAAACTGAAATCCAGCTGGAACAACAAATTTATTATCACCTAACTGATAGTGCCAGTCCTCTACGATCTCCCACTGTCGTGTGCCCATCAACCACATCCAGACTCCTTTGAAGAATCCTTTGTCTTTGGTTGCGATAGGCAACGGTGACATCTTAGGCATATTCTTGTAAGTAAACCCTACACGTAGTTCGCCTTGCCCGTCAAAGTGACTGATTACAAAACCGGTGACTACCAGCACAGCGAGGATTGCCCATTGCCAAAATGTTGACATCAAATCTATTAACAGTTCCATTTTAGATCTCCTTTGTTGTTTTTGATATTTATATGACGTGTTTCTTCCTATAATCTTTTATCGCAGCTTTGATCGCATCTTCTGCAAGGACACTACAGTGGATTTTGACGGGAGGGAGGCAGAGTTCTTCTGCGATCTGGGTGTTTCTAATACTCCCAGCTTCATCAAGATTGCGACCTTTAACCCATTCGGTAAGGAGGCTGGAAGACGCGATAGCACTTCCGCATCCGTAGGTTTTAAATTTAGCATCTTCGATAATTCCATCATCATTCACCTGTATTTGTAAAAGCATTACATCACCACAAGCAGGGGCCCCGACCATGCCAGTGCCAACATCTTCTGCTTCTTTGTCTAGTCTTCCCACATTACGAGGATTCTCGTAGTGGTCCATCACTTTATCAGAATATGACAATTATGCCTCCAATAATAATACCAATAATTAAACCCACAATACACACCATTAAAAACTTTATACTATAATTCTTCATAGTCTTCTACGATGTAGGCAATAGCAGTCTTTGCTAACCACACTTCACGACCATTAGGTTGTACAAAAGGCACAAATTGTCTATCGTCATTCATAATCCACGGTATAATCTGATCATGGTTTAGAGATGAAATATATTCGTCTTTGGGTAAAGTCCCAATCATAGATGTTCCATTACTAAATGTAACTTTAACTCGCATGATTTTCTCCTAATCTGCGAGAGGATTGTCTAATACATTCTGTATTTTTTTATTTAATCTATCTTCTAATGCGTTAATCTTCAGTTCAGTATCAGTTTGTAGACTTTCTCTCTTATTGTCAAACCGTTCAGATGCTTTATCAATCATGTTTCTGACATCATCTTGCATCTCTCTGTTTTGATCTTCGATACGATCAACATTACCTTCCATCCTGTTGAAATCGTCTCTTAGATCGTTCTTGATACTGCGGGAGTAGTCAGTTGCTTCTCCCACAGATTCTTGTACTGCATCGAGTTTAATCTCGATTTCGTTGTTCCTTGCTTCTATGGCACTGGTGTCAATATTAGCAACAATTTCTTTCATGTCCATATAGTCAGAGTAGAATTCAAATGCACCCCAACTCGCTCCACCTAACGTAGAGAGAGCAGTGAGAAGAACCATCATCTTACCGCCCTTAAATGTCATGCCCCCAAACTCTACTTCAGCCATCATTCATCTCCTTCAAATTCTGGAAACTCGAAACGACGAGTAGGCTGTGTTTGCCCTTTAACGATAGCATCCATTTCCTGAACGCTCGCCATTAATTCTACGAATATATCATTTTCAGACATCTTCTATTCCTCATCCTCGAACGATAGTGCCCGAAGGTTTGCTATTTCTTGTTTTAACTTCATTACTTCGATTCTTCGTGCCTCTAACTCTAATTCGTATAATCGATTGCAATCAAGTCGTTTCTGTGGTGCGTTCAACGGTATGACAATTTTGCCGTATACACCCACATCTTTTACTAACCCTTCATCTTCCCAGTAATCGGGCAATTCACCCGTATTACTTGAATATGGTCCGTTCTGATTAATAATGCCCACAACTCCAAACTCTAAATTAACAGAACCACCAATTGCCATAGAGCATTCTAACTGCCCTGACCTAACTCTATCTGTCGCATATGATCCTGACATGTTCGGAAGATTTAAA